CTGTCTTTAATGGGTGGGTTGCTTTTAAGAGCCATCGAAGTGAACCCATAACTTTCAAGTATTGATATGTCTGTCCTTGACGCATTAGCTGTATTTCTCGCTGCCCCACTAGCATCTGGATAAACATAAATCTTGTTTGTAGGATAGCGGCGTTTAATTTCTTTTGCCAAAGAATCAGTATCTAACTCTTTACATATTTCATCAAAAACATAAAGCTTATCTCCTTCTGTTACACCAATAACAGCGTTCATATTTGATACATTAAAATCAATTCCGATTTTTAACGGCTCACCCTGAATGACAAAAGGTAATTCATCAATAACATGCTTGGCTCTACTAAATCTTGTATATACAGACCCAGTATTTAAGTTGACGAAATTTCCATTTAGATAGGCTTCTATTAAATTTTTATCATAATTCAAATATAGATTCTCGATAAAGTCAGGCGGCAAATATGGATTATCAGTTGACTTTGCTTGGATTAATCTTGTGTCTTCTTTTGCTTCTTTCTTAAATGTTTTATGAGCAAAGCCAAAACCCTCTGGAGTTGTAGTGACAAAGAACTGCTGAATGTTTCCAGACCGTAAACGTGCAAGTGCCATATTCATGGCTTGCTCTGCCTCGTAACTTCCTACGGTGTCAGCTTCATCAAAGCCAATTGAACATAAGTTTTGCCCCCTCAATCTTTGATAATTCAAAATGGTTCTGAACAAAATTGTATGGCTGCCTTCTTTGAATTGAATTGTTAGCTCTGGCATTGGTGAGGCTCTATAGCTAAAAGGGATTTTCCACTCTTCCAACATCTCAAGCATTGACCTATGCAACACATCCCTCAACATTGTGTTTGTTGGTTCAAACAAAGCAGATACAAAGCCAATGTTCTTTGCTGCAAGAATCACACTTTTAGCGATTAGTGCAACAGTTTTTCCTGCTCCAAATCCACAAACTAAAGCCAATTTGCGGTGTTCTAGATCAGAGCAAAAGGAAGCTTGATGAGGTAATAAAGACTCATAAACAGTATTGGTTACTTCCTCGGCTGTTGGTGGAGCATAAAAAACATCTCTTTCAGCAAAAGCCATCAATGGCTCATTTTCACAAATACCTGCGAGAAGATTGCTCAACTTAATTCAAACCTTAAAAGACGAGCTTGAAGTTCAATTGCTCTATTAGCCGCTTGAAATTGTCCACTCTTTGCTGCCTTACTTTCATAATTTTGCAACCGAGATATAGCAGCTAGGAGCCATGTTGGCCTTTCGACTTGAGCATCCATCTGTTGCAATTCACGGGCTTTTGATAAATACTCGTCTACTGTCCTCATCTTTACACCCCATTTCTCTGCTGCATATAGAGCTATTTGAGTGCGTGAGTTTCCATCTAAGAGCAATTGATAAATATCATTTACCCGATTATTGACTTCAATTTTGGTTGATTTATTCGCCATAAGCAAAATATAGCTTATTCATTGGATAAAGGTTTGAGATCAGCTTCCTCTGCTGCCGATAATATATCAGCAATTCTTACCAAGTTTTGGGTAAGGGCAGCAACAAGTTTTGAATCAAGCCGTTTTTTTTCTTCTAAGGCATTATCAAGGATTGCATCTGCAACATATTCAGATTGATTAAGAAGAAGGATAAGACGATCGACAACGGGTTCATTCTTAGTTGAGACAGACATGGGACAGAAATGAGATTAATAAGGTGTTCCTACTGTGCCCACCGTTCCCTCTGTTCCCCATATAGCCCCTTACGCCTATATACCCCTATATATATAATATATATATATATTATATAGTTTTATAGGAACAGAGAACAGGTAAGCACAAGCATTGGAGAATAAAGGGTTTCAGCGTTCCCAGTAAAAGAACAGAGGAGAGAACAAAATCAAGCGATGTGTTCCCACACCCATTTGGGTGTTCCCTCTATCCTTTTTCGTTTTCTTTCATATCCGAGCGTTTTGAGAATGGATGAGACTTGCATGACATCACCTTTTTTTTGAAATGACTTTGGTTTTTCGATTGCTTCAGTAAGCAAAAGTTCAATAGTAATATCTTTAAATTTGTTATTTGGTGTTTGTAGGTAGGAAATTATTGGCTGAGTCCAAGGTGACTCGATGAGGTAAGAAAGATTATCTTCTGCCACTTGTTGCTCCTGATCAGATGTTAAGTAATGCGGCTCTTTATTTTTATAAGCTTTAAAAGCAGCCGACCAAATTGAGTCTCTTTCTATTTCTAAGGAATGAAAATCTACTTGATTTTGTAGGTCAGTTTCACAGGGAATGACCAAAAAACGGCGGTTGCCTGTTTCATCAATCAAAAATCCATCTGTGTTTGTTGAGCCAACAATTATGCCTCGTCTTGGATGCTCTTCAATTGCCCGACCATAAGGGACTCTAAAATGATCAGTTGATCTTGATAGAAATGATTTTATTGAACCCGCTTCTTTTTTAGTTGTGACTCTGTCAATTTCTCCCCATTCACAAATCCAACTTCTGTGTAAACAAAGGACATCATCTTTAGAGGAAAGATCACCGAGTGAATCATTGAAGAATTGACCGCCTAAGATTTGCCAGAAAGTAGATTTACCGCCGCCCTGTTTTCCTTTTAATACTGTTGCATAATCATGTTTACAACCTGCTTCCATAACTCTACGAACTGCCCCGATCAAGGTGGCTTTCATCATCTGGTCGTAAATTGTGGGATCTTGCAATGTTTGATCTGATGGTCGTAAGTAAGTTGAAGCAAGTCTGTCAATGAAAGTTGGTTCAACATTTTGTGAGACAGCTTCGAGGTAATTTCTAACTGGATCAAATTGGTTTTCATAAGCCACTTTCTGAACGCAATCAACGGCTAATTCTTTGGAAACTTTGAAACCTAGTTCTGCAAGAGTGAGATAAAACAATTCAATGTTTTTCATTGTCTGGTTTTTCATCTCAACATTTTGAGTAAAGATGTTGAATTGAATCTTGTCTTGTTGTTGCCTTAAGAGTTCAACTAATTCTGTAGGGGTTAGTTGTTCTAATTTTTTTGGAATTACTGAAGTGTCGTTATCTTCTTTCTTTTGCGGAACTAAGGAAGTAGGAAAAGTTTTTGGTGGAGGAGTCCAACCGTCTTCTTTAGCATACTTAACGAGGGTGCCAAGTGAAACCCCTGAACGCTTACCGAAAGACTGCCATTTTTTTTCACATTCCCCTTGATTAAAATTTGAGGCGGCTGCTGAAATGTCAATCCAGTCTGTTAGTAAAGAGTCAGAACAACTATGGAGACTCATTCCTATTTGTATCCAAGTGTCGTAATCATCAAGACGAGATGGATTAATTGACTGGAGTAAGGAACGAGCTTTATCTATGTCTGAATTAATGACTTGAGGTTTTATTGATGGCTTTTTTGTATCCATCATTTTTTTCAGCAGTTCTATTGGTGCCGTTGCAAGTGGGAGATCATCAGGAGATCTGTTGTTCATCCATGAATAACCGCTAGTTGTTGGGTGTGCTCCTGCTACAACGGACTGGCAAGCGTTCCAACGTAATTCAACTTGTTCAACAGAACCATCATCTGCAACAACACCTGACTTGTATTTTTTAGTTTTTATTTTTGACCAATATTTCTCTGGAACTTTGTAAATCAATTGGAAGCGGCCAACTCTTCCGCTTGTGACCATCCAAGAGGGAGGAAGATTAGAAACACTAAGCCCCCAACTAGCAAGTAATTCATCACAAGATTGCCCATCATGGTCAAGGAACATAACGCCAGATTTTTCACCAGCTACAACACCAATTGCTTTTGCTTTACCTGATTTTATTTCTGTAAATAATTCAGATCTTTTTAAAGGATTGTGTTGCCAATTTTTTTGATAGGGCTGTTTGTTGGCATTGACAGCGACATAACGCCAGCTTGAAGGCAAGCGTGAAAGCTCTTCTATTAGATCCATTTTATTATCTGTTTATCTGTGATTCGTAAGCGTCAAGCTTTTGTTTTGTCATTGCATGACGGATTATTGTTCTAATAAAACCAGCTCTTGAAAGTTCAGGGGGTTTATTTTCATCAAGCCAGATTATTTGCTTTGTTGTGAGTTGAGTGTTGATTGTTTTTAATTCTGTGTCTAAATCCACTGGGGTTGTTTTTGTATTAGATATGGGTAAGATAACACCAACTAACCCCATGTCAATGATTGAATTTAGAACGTATCAAATTGAAGCGGCTGCAAAATTAACACGATTAGTTGCAGAGTTTGGTTTCGGTTATTTATGTGGAGAATGTCGAACAGGTAAAACGATCACAGTTTTAAAAGTGATAGGAGACTTAGCAAAAGAGAATGTGTTATTTGTGACTAAGAAAAAAGCAATACCAAGTATTGAAAAAGATGTAAGAGCAATGGGATTAAAGGAGGTTGTTACTGTGACCAATTTTGAACAGGTAAAAAAGTTTGCAGGACAAACATGGGATTGCGTTGTTGTTGACGAGGCCCATAGTATTGGCGCATTTCCAAAGGCAAGCCAGAGGCAACAGCAAATATTGAATTTAGTTTGTAAGAATGTAATTTTAATGAGTGGAACACCATCACCTGAAAGTTTCAGTCAGTTGTACCATCAATATTCTTGTACCCAACATTTATGGAGCCAGTACCAAAATTTTTATAGATGGGCAGATAATTATGTGAATGTAAAAAAGAAAAAAGTAGGTACTGGAATAGAGGTTAATGATTACTCGGAGGTGATCGAAGACAAAGTATTAAAAGCGATCAAACCTTATGTAGTTGAGATGACCCAGAGGGATGCAGGATTTCAGGTTGAAATTGTTGAGCAGGTGCATCTGGTGAAGATGAAGAAAAAAACTTATAGGATGATTTTGAGAATTATAAAAGATGGAGTAATTGGCAGCCCAAGGTGTAGGAGCGTTTTAGCTGATAGTGGAAGTAAGGTGATGAGCAAACTAAGGCAGCTATCAAATGGCCATGTAATTACAGAAAAACATGGCACTGTAATTTTTGACTATACAAAAATTGAATATATAAAAAAGACATTTAAGAATCGGTTAGCCATTTTGTATTGCTTTAAGGCTGAAGGTGTGATGTTGAAAAAGGTGTTTGGAGATAGTGCAACGGATAACCCAGAGATTTTTAACGAGGATGAAAGTAAAGTTTTTATTGGTCAGGTAAGAAGTTCTAGGGAGGGGGTTAACTTATCGGCGGCTGATGATTTGGTGTTTGTTGGAATTGATTATTCCGCCTTGTCTTATTTACAGAGTAGGGAACGTTTAAGCTTTTTAGGTCGTAAGAATCCGCCAAAGATCCACTATGTATTTGCAGAAAAAACGCTAGAACCTAAAGTATTCAAAACTGTCCAAAATAAAGAAAATTTCACTGTTAAGCATTACCGCTATGAGAGAACAGGTTTATCAAGCAAAATTGATCAAGGAATACGAAAAGAAAGGGTGGACAGTAATCAAGATTATTATGAGCAACAAAACTGGCTTACCTGATTTAATTCTGTGTAAACCTAATGAATGTAAGTTTATAGAGGTCAAGGCAAAGAATGGAAGGTTGAGCAAAATCCAAGAATATCGAATTGAGGAGTTAAGGGAGAAAGGTTTTGAGGTTAAAGTAGATAAAGCCCCTAATTAATTATGAAATGCAGAGCTAAAAAACTACCACCATTTGAAACGGTAAACGAAATTTTAAATTACAATCCTAAAACAGGTGGTTTTCTGTGGAAAGTACCAAGAAATAGCAACAGAATAAAAGCAGGTTCAATTGCTGGAAGAATCAATAATAATGGATATAGATATATAACTATTGCCAGAAGAGCTTATGCGGCTCATAGACTTGCATATTTACTGATGACTGGCAAAGATCCTTGGCCTTACGAAATTGACCATATTGAAGAAAACAATAAAAGTAACAACTGCTGGAATAATCTAAGAAAAGCCACTCCTGCTCAAAACAGTGCAAATAGAAAAAAAGGAAGCAATAACACTTCTGGATATAAGTCCATAACCTTTATGTCAAGCCAAAGGCTAAACCCTTGGCTAGTAGTAATCAGCAGAAAAGAGAAGCAATATTATCTTGGTTCATTTCCAACGATAGAAAAAGCAATAGAAGAAAGAGACAAAAAAGGCCGAGAATTGTATGGAGCTTTTTATAACCCTTAGTCCCCTTGTTGACACCTGTTGATAAGGATGTTATAATAAGTTTGTAGTAACCCTTAACTACTTAATGACAAACAAAAAAACACTTCTCGGAATAATTTTTGTTCGAGGAGGATCAAGCTGGTTTTCAGGAACACATGAACCTGAAGTGATTGCATCAAAAGCAATTAGAGTTTTAAAAAGAGACTGGAAACACCTTCTTGGATTCAAGAAAAATGCAGTCTTTCCCGTACACATTTTTGACCTCTCAAAGTGCAAAGAAGGTTGGTATGCAGAAATGCAGGAGGTTTACGACCAGACGACTAAAAAACCCGTAGAGTTTGTAAAAACTTTAAAGGTTGCTAAGTAAAAAATATATGCCCCACAAAACTGGGGCTTTTTATTATGAAAAAAAATTATATTTACAACGAGTGTTGCTTGAAAACACTAAAAAATTTAAAAGATAATTCTGTTCATACAGTCATAACTTCACCGCCGTATAATATGAATTTAAGGATTAGGAACGGAAAATATTGTTCTAGGCAAATCACCAAAGAACTAACTACAAAATACAATAATTTTGCAGATAATTTAGATATAAATTTTTATAATGTTTTTCATAGCAATGTACTTTCAGAATTGATAAGAGTAAGCAACTTAGTTTTTTACAATATTCAAATAGTTACAGGTAGCAAAAAATCAGTTTTTAAAATGATTGGAGATTATGCAGATTATTTAAAAGACATTATTGTATGGGATAAAGGCCACGCTGAACCAGCAATACATTCTGGAGTCCTTAACAAAAGAACAGAGCTTGTATTAGTTTTTGCAAAAGAAAATTCAATAAGTAGAAAATTTTATAATGCAGAGTTTGAGCGTGGAAGTTTAAGCGATCTGTGGTTCATTCCAAAAGAAAAAGCGCAAACAGAAAAACACAAGGCTATTTTTCCAAAAAAACTTGTGCAAACGATAATTAAAAATTTTACAAAAGAAAATGACCTTATTTATGACCCATTTATGGGACTAGGAACAACAGCTATTGTGGCCAAAAGCATGAACAGACAGTATATAGGAAGCGAAATTTCAAAAGAATATATTGAGTTAGCAATGAAAAGAATTAATTCAGAAACGGCGTTACCTTTGTTTGAAAAAGAAACGGCCAAACAACAAAAGCTGTTTAACTGTTGACACCTGTTGACAATGTATATATATTGAATAAGTCAACAACCCCTTTTGATATGACATCAACTACCGTCAAGAAAAGCAAAAGACCTTTATATAAGGATCTTGCTACGACAAATGAAGGCTTAAGCCGCAGGGTTAAAAATTTAGAACAGGAAGTCACCATTCTATTTGCTATCTGTGCAGGACTAGCAACAGCCGCTATTCTCTTTTAACTCAACCGCCCCGCTAGTCGGGGTTTTTTATTACCTTGTTGACAGGTGTTGATAAGTATGTGTATAATGAAAGAGCAAGCACCCCGATAAATCAAAATGAACTTTCCAAAAAACATGAACGAGGTTGGTCAGCAGCCTTGGTTTACTGGAGGCCACGGAATTACGACAGGATCAGACGGTAATTTCTATGGCAGAAATGGAGAACAAAAAGGTCATTTTACTGTTCTATTTATTGATCCAAGCTTTTTACCAGCTAATTGGGAATCACTAATTTCTGAAAATGTTGAAGGTATTAATTGGGACAATGGACAAGCAGCAGCAGTCGGAACCACTTTTAGACAAGCTCTGAAAGATTTAAAAACAAGGTTTTGGCCTTTATTACAAACTAACCACTAGGAGCCATAAGGCTCTTTTTTTTGCCTAAGTGTTGACAACTGTTGATGTAGGTTTTATTATTAATGTATAAGCAAACAACCCCATGAAGCTTTTTATTTTCGGCATTACTGCCAGTCTTTTATTTTTTGCAGTTACCACTTCCGCATTGGAAGATATGACCCGTCAAGATTGCAAGGTTAACAATATTCCAGCCGCTTGCGCTGCGTTGTCTGATAAGGAGTAAGGCGGCCAACAACCCCTGCAAGCCGCCAAAACATCCCGTTACTAGCTCACGTTAGTAACATCTGTAGTTTACTAATTTTTCACCATGACAGATCAAGAAATTTTTAATACTTTCAGCAGTGTTCTTGAAAGTCAAGCTAAACCTTTTTACTACAGGTTGGCTCAAGCCGCTTTAATAGCGACCCCTGACGACAAAGCAAAGATTTTAAGAACATGGCCTGAATTTGTTTTGATGTATGGCCCAAACACTTCTTTATATAAGGAGGCAGCATGACCAACAATATTCCTACGGCAACGGTTCCTGATTTTAAGAGTAAGACTCCTTATGAAATATATGAGCCTTTAAAAATTCCTAATTTACCAATGCCAACAACGGCAGAAGTTAAAAGAGCTAAAAACAAAATGCAATTATTCGGTTTGTTTTTTAGAGCATGGTGCGCCTATAAGCATAAATATAAAAATAAAGTTGTTTTACATCATTCTTTCTATCGGATCAGGAGTGATGGACGAATTGATCCTTTTAACACTGTTACAGGTACAAGAACAGTCGAAATAGCACCAGCCGAGATGCCCCCTATTTTTGACACTTGGCCAAAAATCAAAATTCATGGAGGAAAAAAGAAATGACCCAAGGAACCGTTCAAATTTCTAACGCTCATTATCACAAAGATTCTGCAATATCAGCATCAATGCAGAAAGTAATGGCAGCTCATGGCCCCAGAGCTTATTGGAATAGTTTTTTAAATCCAAACAGACCAGAAAGAAAACCAACGGCTGCAATGGCATTGGGAACCCTTACCCATTGTGCTGTATTAGAACCTGATGAATTAGAAAAGCGTTTTGTTGTTGTTTCTTCTAGAACGACTAAGAAGGGAAAAGAAGAAGCAAAGGAAGCAAAAGAAAAAGGATTAGAACCTTGTACGCAATCAGACTGGGATTTAGCGTTAAATATGCGTGATGCTGTTTTTGCAGAGCCAGCAGCAAAAGAGTTATTGAGTTTTGGGATTGCTGAAAAGTCTTATTGGTGGGATGACGAGCAAAGCGGTTTAACTTGTAAATGTAGACCTGACTGGGTTAATAAAGAAACGATTGTTGATCTTAAAACGAGTCGATCAGGAGCTAACCCCAATGACTTTGCAAAGGCTGTTGCTAATTTCAAATATCATCTACAAGCGGCGCATTATTTAAACGGTGTATCTGAAGCTAAAAGGTTTGTATTTCTTGTTGTGCAATCGGAATATCCATTTGATGTTGGCTTATGGGAGCTTGACGAACTGAGTTTAGAAGAAGGTCAAAAGTTGTCTAGGGATGCCTTAGACAAAATTGCAGAGTGCCGCCTATTGGATTCATACCCTAGTTGGTGTGACTCTGGAGTACAATCCTTAACCTTGCCCAGATGGGCATTTACAACCCCAAAACAATGAAAGAGCTTTATCAAGCGTTGAAAAAATTTCAGCAACAATGCCCCAGTTTAACGAGGAGCAAAGAAGGTTTTAATTATCAATACACCCCATTGGAAGAAATGATTTCAGTGGTTCAACCTGTATTGCATCAAAATGGCTTGATATTAATTCAACCGCCTACAACAACCTGTGACGGTGTTTCTATTATTTTAACCCGTTTGATTCATGTTGAAACAGGTCAAGAAATCACAAGCGAGCTTGTTCCTTTTCTCCCTGAGAATATGGGTAATAAACCAATGTTTACATGGGCTGGAAGTTTTACTTATGGAAGACGCTACGCAATCAAAATGCTGTTAGGCATTGAACCTGATATGGATACAAACACAGAAGACCCTAAAGAGTTAGAGAAAGAACAAAAGAAAAACAAGCCTCAAAACAAGCCGATTCAACGAACAGATGACGATAAATTTATTAGAGAATGTGAGGCATTTATAAAAAAAACATCTGATCCAGATAAATTAAAAGTTCTTAAAACTAATATTTCAAAACGCTATAAAGAAGAAAAAATCACAGAGAAAGATAGGGACAATTTACTTTCTTTAATTCTTCAAAAAGATGACTAATGAACTACTTACGACTGATGAATTGGCTTTGGAGCTTGGAATAAAACCCCAGACTCTAAGGCTGTGGCGCACCAAAAGCCGCAATGGTAGACCGAGTGGCCCAAAATGGCGTGTCATTCGTAAACCCAACAACCATTCTCGTTTTGTGCGGTATCACCGCAGCGACATCGAAGAATGGCAAAACACATTAAACAACCCCATTAATTAATTTCATGGACTCAGCATTTACAGCAAAATTCCGTCTTATTCCAAATAAGAAAAGAAAAAGTGGCAACGATTGTGATCGGTATTTGATTATTGACTGGACACCTGACGAGGCAAAAAAGGCTGCAAAGTGGTTATTAGATCAAGCTGATGCTTGTGAAACTCCAGGTGGTTCAACCATTAGAAAATACAGTTCTAGAACTGATTATGAAGAGATTTCAGGTTTCACAATGTTTGGCAGCCAGTGGTCAATTAATCCTGATTCAGAAGAAGAATGGGAAGATGGCAGAGGCACGATTGCGCCAAGAGCCTAAACTTATACACCCCTTTTAACTAAGGGGTTTTTTCTTATGAATTTTTTAGACTGGTTAGGATCTTTTTTTGTTTATAAAAGTCCAAAAGAAGGAGAAGGCTTTAAAAGATTTTTATTAACCTTATCAGCTAAAAAATTACGTGCATTAGCTGGAACTACCACGCACTACAGCAAAAAGAAACTCGTTGAACTTTATTTTAAAAACAATGCCATCAGCCCCAAAATTTAAACTAGAAGATCAAGTCATCAAAAAGCAGGTCAAAAGTATTTGCTTATCTTTAGGAACAACAACAGGAACGATCACAGAAGTTAAAGAGAAGTTCAACGTAAGGGGCCGTATTTGTTATTACTACGAAGTCCAATGGTCTGACCGTAGGCGATCGGAACACGCCCAGCACATATTAGTCCCAGCACCATGAAAAACAAAGACACTGAGATTAAAAAATTAATTTACTTTTCAAAATTCGGTTATAAATGGTTTCCAGAAAATACCAGTTGGGAAGAAATTAAAAACTTTGAGAATAAATTGGCAACAAAGAAAAAAATAAAAGAAAAAAAAGCAAGAAAAGAAAAAAGATGAATCAAACTTATTGTTCTTGTCCTTTATAAATCAAGTATTTTTCTTAGCCAGTTTTTAAACGTAGGTTGTTTTACAGGGTTTTGTAAGCAAGCAATTTTTGCTTTACTTTTTGCTATTTCTGTTAAACAATTAGCAATGAATTGTGATTGATGAAAGTAACTTCTTTCAACTGCTTCACAGTGTTTGATTAATTGTTCTTTAGATGCACCTTCTGTAAACCATAAGATCTTTTTTTCTAACTCTAATTCTTGTTCTACTGTTGCGGGTTCCATTAGTTGATCTAACAGAATAAATTGTTCATCCAAGTTCTCCATCTAATTCTTTCCCTTTAGCAGCTAACCCAGTGTAGACACCATGAAGCTTATTGTCAGGCAAGTGCCTGCCATCTAAAACGTACCAGCGTTCTAGATTTAACATCCTTTGTCTGTCTTCTTCTAACCATTCTGGTTTGTATCCTGTCATTGCAATGTAGTAGTTGAATTAGGGTATAACCTTGACTGTAAGAAGTTTACAGCCTCATCATCCAATGTATTTGTAGTTTGTTTCGCTGCTGATTTCAAGAGCAAAAGAAGTGTTTTTTTTCCTTCTTCACTACGCAAAAAAGCATAAAGAAGTGGCAAAAAAGGCTTAAATAGTTTTTTCATAAATAAACTCACTCTTCACAATCTTATATAAAACCGCTAGATTTGGCTTGGTGATCCCCATACACCCCAGTTAAACCTCCCTAGACTCGCAAAGCAGAGGGGGGTTTTTCTGTTGCAATCAATAATTAATTTAGCAGCGTTATGGAACAAAAAACGAATTTATGTTTCTGCTCACACTGTCTTGAAATAAGACGACAACAAGCAAGGTTGCAAGAGTTGAATAAGAACAAAAAAGCCGCTAAGTTATCTATGTAATTTACTCATCATTCAAGTAAGTTATTAAACATCTGATAAAGGGATTAGATGTTCACAAGACCCCTTAGAGAGTAGAGACTCTAGGGGTTTTTGTTTTTCCCAGTGTTTGACTAATATCTCTAATTCTTTAATTCTGGCTTTCGCTCTTTCTATCTGTTCCTCCATCCGTTTTGGTTTCTCTTAGTTGCTATCAGAGTAGCCTGTTCACGCTCTAACGCATTGAGTCTGTGAAATATTTCACGTATATCAGATTGACGCTTGTTTGTTTGATTACTCAAAACCATAAGAACGGCAGAGATAGCTGCCCCAATCAAGGCTGCGAGTAGTTCTTGAGGCATTTTTTACCTTTTGGAGTAATCTTAGAATATTGCTGTTATTTTTTCATGCCTGAAAAATCAACCCCAGACACCAAAGACAAAAAAGGACTTTTTGGAAAACTGGAAGAAATTACCCCAGATAAAGAAGAACAGGTCGCATTGATCGGAGTTGCAGTAAGGCTTGGAATCGTTGTGTGGTCTGGTTTTATCTTGACCTTAGCTTACGTTGACCTGCCAGGATTCCAGAAACAAAACTTCGATCCAACTTTTATTGCCAGTGTCTTCACAGGAGCCCTTTCGACTTTTGGTTTAGCTACAGCTAAAGACAAGAAGAATGGTAACGGTGTTACAAAAGAAGATATGGAAACCATGATTGCCAAAAGCAATACAACAGGTGGTGAACAAATCATTAGAGTACAGACTCCTTTGACCATTACTGGAGCCGAGGTTGTCAAAACCGATCCAATTACAGGAAAGGAAATTGATCCCGTAACAGGCAAACTTCAATGAAGAAACTTTTCCTACTGCTTTTCCTTGCAGCCCCTTCGGTTGTTAGAGCAGATTTGACGCATACTATCCAGTCAAGTGCATCCATAACTATTGCAGCTCCAGGTTCAACCGTAACCCGTCAGGGTAATTCCTACTCGATTAGCGGATCAGGTGTTGATGTTGCCGTAGGTGACGATACCAACGAGCTAGGCGGCCTTGGCGCGGTCACTAATGGAGTTAATGCATTTTCAGCCGTAACAGCTTCACAGAGCACAGAAGGCCAAGATTTTAGTTTTCAAATGTCTCACATTGCTGGCGATACCACTACTAACAGCATTACGGTGGGAACAATACCAGCTTATTCAAACGTCACCTCAACTTCTGTTGGAAGTGCTGGCACTGGAGCGATTGGAGTCGGTAGAGATGGAGCCTTAACCCTTACCCCAGGAACAGCAACAGGAACAACGATCACAGGGCAGCATACAACGACTTTATTTGTGGATTGATGAAACGCTTATGGCTTTTATTTTTCTTATATGCAACGCCTAGTTTTGCTAATCCAATTGGAGGATTTACAACTGGAACCATGTCCAGTACTACGGTTTCGAGTTCCTCAACGATTGAGACAATCGTATCGAAGGACTACAACACTGGATTTTCTTATTCGGTCAGTGGTTCAGGCATTACGCACGACGGCGGAAATATGTCGATGGACGCGGTGCAAATATCAGGAACAACGGATGGAGTAAGTTATAAATGGACAGGACAAGATTTCACAACGAAACCAAATTGGTCATTGACCAACCCAACATCAGGCAACGCTTTTCAATTCGTAGAATCCTACAGTTCTCCAGGGTTGTCCAACGTCACCTCCCTGACTCGCGAAATAGAAACTCAAACAACGGTTACTTCAACTTCAATATTTACAAAATAGCGGCGTTAATTTTTTTATTCCCTTCACAAGTATTAGCTAACGCAGTAAGTCAATCAAACAATGGAAGTGTAAGCAATATTGCAATTCAACAAACGACTGGAAATATGACGACTAATAGTTATGGGCCTCAACAAATTCAATGTCAAGGCGCAACAATGGCACTTCAACCCTATACACAATTCGGGGTGAATTATATGAAACCTTTTAACCATACCTATGAAACTCCTGTATATGATCCGACAGATTTAGTTGGAGATTTTGATGATGACGGGAACCCGACGGGTGACGGTGTTCCTGATAATCCAGGTGATATTTTATATATGCAGCGCAACTATTCAGGAACTAACAAAGACGCATATTCATTAAATAGCGGTGTGACTTTAAGCTTTATAATTCCACTTGATAAACGCTTCCAAAATGCTTGCTTAAGGGCTGCTAATAAACAAATAGAGCTACAAAATCAAAAGCTATTAAACCTTGAGATGGACTGGCACATCGCACGTTATAAAAATTGTGCCGAGCTGTTATCTAAAGGCTACCGCCTAAAAGAATCAAGCCCTTATTATTCAATTTGCAAAGATGTTGAGATTATAGAGAAACCAAATCAAGTCTTACCCCATACCCATAAGATTATTTCTTCTTCTTCCCAGTAAGTTTTTTAACTATATTTTTCACGGCAGCCTTGATAACAGGAACCAATAATGGAACAGTGGCAGCGACCAAAGCAGTAGCAGCAGTAAAAGAAGCTGTGGCCCCACTCGGTAAATATTGTTCAACAAATGTAACTGGTTCATAGAGAGTGATACATTCACTTCCATCATCGCTACGTTTATGAGCCTTGACTCTTTCTAGTCTTTTTTCATTACGAAAATCACCTATTCGTTGATCTTTCGGCCCAGGGCAAGGAACAAACACATCATCTTTCTTTTCTTTATCTGGAATCTTTGGCTGTTCCCCTTTAAACTCAGGCGGTTTATTTTCTGATTTTTCTTCTTCCTTATCGTTTGAATAAACCATTTTTGCAGGGTTATATTGAGGCACTTCTATGGTTGGTAATGGGCCGTTAGAGCAAACCCAATAGCTACCCGTCGGATCGTCTTCAATGATCTGTGTATTAGTTGGCCTTGCGTCGCGGTGTTGTTTATAGCAGCCAGGCAAAAGGATGGATGGAATTGGAAAACCTAAAGCCTGACTCGGCGGAATATCTATAATTTTTATTGTTGGTATTGATTTAATTCGTATATCTGGTATCTCAGTCATTTAGGAATACGATCCATAAAATGTTTATACATTGCAAACGCACAAGCGCAATAAATAATAATGGCAAGAGTGCAAGTTAATAAAGGTATCATTTTATAAAGGTAATCCAATACCAGTTGTTTTTGGAAGTTGTTGTTTTATCTGTCCAGTCATTGCTTTTTTAAGATCACCCATAACAGCATTTTTTATTTTTGTCTGACCTTGTGGGCTTGTGATGTACTTATAGCCGAAGTAAGCTGATCCAATAGTTCCGCTAACCATGACTAAACTTAGTATGGCTGCAACATTAGCGATTTTTTGAAACATGATTAGAGACGCAATTTTTAAAGCTATTGGTCACACTAGCCTAATTTTAACTATTGGGCTTCTGCCTCTGTTTCCTCTGTATCTTGTGGGACAATCTCTTTCTGTTCAACAGTCTCAGATTGTTCAATAAGCTGCTGCTCTAAGATTTTTATTGCACCTGTTAACTCATGCAAAACAACAGTTAGCTGTTGCCTTTCAAGGCTAAGCTCTTCTATTTTTTTTTGAATATCCATATTAGGAATAAACTTTTTTACCTGTAACGATTGCAGCGTCTATTGCTGTGAAGCTTTCAGTTGTCCAGATAGAAGTACTGCCATCTACTTTTTTATACGCCTTGATTAGTTCAAGGTGATCTACGTTCCTTTGAATTCGTTCTTTCCACTCGGTTTCTGTTTCATTGTCTGCTTTTTCTGTATCTGTATTAATCAAAGTGACGCTATCGCCAGCAGCAGCAAAAATTGCCGCTATCTCTTCTGCTGTTTTTTCTTCCATGAAAATAAAAGTGAATAGTTAAAGTCTACCCTGCTTCGAGGGCAGTGACTTTTGTTGATAGTTCTTTAATTGCGTTTACAAGGATTGGTACAAGTCTTTCATACTTCATTCCATAAGAAGGATCTGCCTCATCCTCATCTTGGTTTGCAACTAAGAAGTTATCTTTCTTATCTGCATAACCATGTTTCTTTTCAACTTCTATTGCTTCTTGAGCAAGGAAACCTATATGTATTCGATCACGTTTTTTACTTCCATCAGGTGTAATACTCTTATCATCACTATACCAAGTTCTTCTATCCCAACGGTATGTAACAGGTCTTAGTTCATTAATCCATGAAAGACCATAAGTAAAATCTTCTACATCTGTTTTATCTCTTGCATCAGAAGAACTGATTGAAGTATCTGCACAAAATAGATTGGCAATATCGTTGTTTCCTAAACATACGTTATTGTCTCCAGTTGTTATCTTTCCTGACGGAGAGGCTGTATGACCTGAATTATAACCTAGACAAAGATTATTGTCTCCAGTGGTAATCCAATAACCAGCCCCTTCTCCTGCTGCTGTATTCAGAGTACCTGTACTATTTGTGTACAGTGCATTATGACCTAACGCAGAGTTGTCTCCACCTGTAGTTGTATTAGCCAAAGCATGTTGACCCACCGCAGTGTTATCACTAGCTGTAGTATTTGATGTTAAAGATGCCTGACCTAAGGCTACATTATCCGTACCTGTTGTATTTGCATCTAACGCTCTATCACCAACAGCAGTGTTATAAGCTCCCGTTGTGTTTAATGTAAGAGCACTTTTTCCTACAGCCGTATTATGTGATGCTGTAGTATTAGCATTTAAAGAGCCTGTACCAACTGCTACATTACTGCCACCTGTAGTATTAAGAGTCATTGCAGAATCACCAAGTGCAACGTTAAGTGTTCCTGTAGTATTACCTGTTAAAGCGTTATAACCAAAAGCATCATTTCTTTCAGCAGTCGTGTTGGCATCTAATGCATTTGTACCAACAGCAGTATTTCTAGTTCCAGTTGTGTTTGCTAATAAAGAGTTATAACCAACAGCAGTGTTATTAGATGCTGTTGTGTTTGAATCTAAAGATTGATAACCTACAGCAACGTTACTAGTTCCAGTTGTATTATCAGTTAACGAATTATATCCAATAGCAGTGTTATAACTTGCAGTAGTATTTGCATCTAATGCTTGACTACCTATAGCAGTGTTATTAGATCCAGTTGTATTAGAAAGCAATGTTTCCTTACCGACAGCAACGTTAACACTTCCAGTTGTGTTTGCTGATAGAGCATCTTTACCCAAAGCTGAGTTAGCTGCTCCAGTTGTGTTTTCAGATAAGGCACTTACTCCAATAGCTGTATTATGTGATGCAGTGGTATTTGCATCCAAAGCTGAAGATCCTAAAGCGACGTTACTTCCACCTGTTGTATTGACATTTAGTGAACCACTACCAACAGCAGTATTACTAGCTCCTGTTGAATTAACACTTAAAGAATTTGCTCCTACTCCAACATTATTAGAGCCCGATGTATTTGATGCTAAAGAACTTTTTCCTACAGCAGTATTACTAGCTCCTGATGTGTTTGTAGTTAAAGCCTGATATCCAAGAGCAGTATTATTTCCACCAGTAACAGAAGCATCTAACGCACTTTCTCCAAGAACAGTATTATTAGCAACAGAGTTTGCACCTTTACCTACAGCAACACTATTTATGGTTGCATCTGCTGAAGAGGTAATACCACCTGTAAGGGTTCTCAGGTCAACCCAACCATCATTGGCTGAGTTTCTCATTTTTAAGATACTGTTTGAAGTATCAGCCCATAACATATAACTCGCAGTAGTTGAAGGAGCCGAACCAGAGCTATTATTTGTTAATACCGCTTGCAATACATTATTAAGGTCACTTCTTACATTTGCCCCTGTGGAGTTATCTATCACATAATCGTGGGTTGCCATTTCCTACTCTTTGTTTCTTTTTAGTATATCTTAACCGCTTGTTTTTAGCTTCCCCTTCCGAAACCAGTTGCAGCATATTTAAAATTTCTATTAACAAAGCTAGATCCATTTTTCACATCTATAACAAAATTAGTTGAACTTATAGAGGATAAAGCAAAGAAATCACCTGATTGAGCATTTTCTATTGTTATCCCAATAGAAGGTAAAACAGAATTAGCTGCAATACTTGTTCCTGATTGGCCTGTAAAGAAACTATTGGTAAAGGTAACAGTTTTGCTAGATGTTCCAGAGGCTATAAGCCCATTCGTTGCACCTGCATTACCTAAGCTTGTTTCTGTTCTGCTGCTTAATTCTGCTGTATAACCTAGTTGGTCAATTTCAATAGATTGTGCAGGGTCGTCAGAATCCATTTCACACCTAAATTTAAAACCTCTGGCAATATAAGAACCATTAACAAAAGGATTAAACTGGCTAAATTCTGCGCTGTAGGTGCAGTTACCGCTTGTTGTTTGGCTTGAAGTAGCTGTCAATGTAAATGTGCTTGCACTAGGAACTGTTTGAATTTGATAATTACCATCAACGCCGTTACCAGTAGTAAAATCAAGCACTACAAAACTACCTACAGAATAACCATGAGATGATTTTGTAATGGTGATTGTTGTTCCTGATTGTGCATAAGTTCCAGAAGTTGACGTATCAGGATCAGCATCAGTTGTTGCTACTAATAACTTTGCTCCCACATTAAAGGCTGTTGCTGCATCAAAGTCTGTCCATGTATCAATATTTGCTGTTCTTTTATCAATCAAATCATTAGGATAATAACCTTGAGAAACAATATGCCTTACCAGATGTAAAGGTTGTTTTCCACCTAAATCTAAAGTATTAGCAAACTCATACGAACCGCCTGTAATATCAACAGCTCCTAGAAAATCAAAATCAGCAATTGCATCAAAATCAGTAACAGAGTCTAATTCTTCTAAAGAACCAAGAAC